ATTAATGCACGTTTTTGTGTCATTTCTTCCATTTGTTTAATGACATCAGGTTTATTTTCTGGTTTTCCAGGTTCATAATTATTTAATAATTGATCAATATCTTCTAAAAAAAATTGTTTTACTAAATCTTCTTTTACAAAAGTATCTACCGTTTTTGTGCTTTCTTTTACATATGGATTTGGTATCTGACTCAATAATATTTTTTTATCAAAAGAATTATGTACATGTGAAAAAACCAAAATGCTTTTCATTGGATCTAATTGAACAAATGGTACTGTATAATCTTTTAAAAAGTGTTTTTCCTCAGCTAGAGATGCAGTTTCATCATATTTTGTCATTTTTAATAATTCACGGCGAAATGCAAAGGTCGCAGCAGTTGCATGATTCGGACCGTATGGACCAAATTGATACATTTTTTGAATATGTTTAAAAAAAATATACATTTCACTAGATCCAGCACAAATAGCCTTTGGATTTTTCAATAATGTTTCTACCGCATGAGATACTCTATCAGGAGGATAATAATCATCGTCATCCATGTAAACTAATATGTCTCCTTTCGATTTTTCATGCATTAAGTTTCGTTTTTTACCCAATGTCATTTTTGTATCATATGAAAAATATTTTATTTGAGGAATATTTTTTATTAAATCTGCTATTTTATCAGTACCATCATCAATTATAATCCATTCCATTCTATCCATTGGGTACGTTTGATGTTTAAAACATTCAATAATTACGGGTATAAATGGACGTCTGTTAAACGTAGGTGTACAAATGCTAACAAACGGCATTAATTTACTTGTTGTTGGTGAAGTTTTTTTATCTTTTCCCATTTGTAAATTGTATAATTGTATAATTGTATAATTGTATAATTAAATATATAATTATATTAATGTAAATTTCTATATCATTTTTTATGGTATTGTATTGTAGATTGCATTACATTTACATTACATTTACATTACATTTACATTACAGATAACATGTTTTTACGTATTTTTTTGTTAAGATCTTGCATTTTTTGCAATAAATCAATGGAATCATCGTCAAAAGGTTTTTTACCACCTTGCATATTCGTTGGTTGTGCAGGAGGTGACGATGTATTTTGAATTGGACCCTGATTAGGATTTTGATTTTGACCAGATTTTTTTACATAATTATCAAATTTGCTTATTTTTGCCAATTGATTTGTAATATTAATTGCTAAATCACCACTATCGATTGATCCAGTTAAAGCCCACAATACAGTAGACGAAAAACTATATTGTGTTCTTTTTTCTGCTTGTGTATAATTATATGGTTGTTTATCTTTTGTTGCAAAATCATTAATATTTGTTACAGGAATATTAAATAATAGTATTAAAACTATTATACATGCAACAATAGCAGCATTTCTTTCTGTTGTTCCCAAATATGTTTTTGCACCAATAATAACAAAAATAGACATAATAAAAAAAATAGGTGTTATCATATAACGCATTTTATTGACGTACAACGTTGAAAATGTATAATTTTCACCAACTTTAGCACCCTCTAATATTTTGGCAACTATAAAAAATCCGGAGAGTAATGAATACATTATTATAAGTGGAAATACAAACATATTACCCAATAATAAAAATGGTGCAAAGCAATTCATTATAAAAATGGTTTCTAATAAGGTAAAAAACCATGTCATGGGCATCGCAGTTAATGTTACATATAACCAATTTTGTGCAAAATTAGGTTTTTCATACTTTTTACCGTCTTCCATAACAACCTGTGGTTTATTTATTTTCCATACCCATGTAAAAATACCTGCAAAAAATACGTATATAAAACATAAATTAGATAAAATTGAATTAACTATAAATACAAATAATAATAGATATCCTCCAAATAATACTATAAACCACTCATAAAAACTATTAAAAAAAGAAAAGAATACATTGATCATTGTATAATTTAAACTAAACAAATTTTCAATTATGTAAATGAAGTACATAGTTGTTCCAGTAATAGTAGGCGATTCATTGAATTCACGTAATTTATTTAATAATGAAAATTGACTATTTATTTGTCTACTATCGTTTGCAGATTTATCGGGCATGTATAAATATTGAAATAACAATTTTGTGCTATAATCTTCATCATTTAACTTAAAAAAATTTACCTGTGTCATTATGGTATCTATTATTGGTGGTAGATCAGTATATGGTGCTCCTCTGAAATCACTAGGTAATATGTTTGTTTGTGCAATTTTACATAACCATAATGCATATACGCCTAAAAATGTTTGAAATAATACTGCTATTATTTTCATTGCTATATATTTAAAAAATTGTCCATAAATTTCAGATTTTGTACCACTAACCTTTTTGGGTGGTCTTCCAAAATAAGAAGAATTTTCTAAATAATTTGTTATTTGTTGTTTAAATTGATTAAACTGTGCTTTATTTGCTGCAGATGAATTTTCTAAAATTTTGCCGAAATTTAATGTTGATAATGCCCATACTAATAATTTTTCTACTACAATTCCTGTAAATACAGCAATTACAATAATAATACCTAATATTAAAACAGCTAATATTGTTGAAAATACCCAAAATCCACTACCCATTATTTATATTATAGTATATTATATGTTGTAATGTACGTTATAATATATGTTATATATGTATAATAATATTATTCTCTATTTTTACTATAAATTCAAAAATGTTGTTTATATAAAATATATAGTTATATATAAAATATGTCAAAAATAATTAGGAGAATAAACAGGTTTAATATTTTTTTATTAATAATATGTGTTTTTTTATTAATTGCAATATTTAGATGGACACATTTTTTATTAAAAAATAAATATATACAATATGGTACACATTTAGAATTATTTACTGGAAGCGATAGTAGAAATGATAGAACCAATGAAACCAATAACACCAATAATACCAATAACACCAATAATACCAATAATACCAATAATACCAATAATACCAATAAATATCATAGTAATACGATTGATTTACCTGCTCTATCAAAATATACTTGTAAAAATTGGTGTGGACCACTATCACAATGTTTATTATCACGAGAACAATGTACCAGCGATGTAGATTGCAATGGGTGCACTAATCTTACAGCAAAAAATAATACATATGATGATAATGGAGCCGATCTTGGTAAAAGTTTTATGAGTAACATAGATAAATAACATTAACTACTATCTTCTAATTTGCATACATTAATCCGCAATTACCACTCATAAATGTTACTACATTTAATCTTTCTTCAAAATAATGCAAATTAAAATTGTAGTCATATATACGCCATGTAGGTTTATTAATTCCTATAATGTTACCAGTTATTGGATCACATATAGTTAATACTTGTGCTAAAGGATCTAATTGTGGAATTATAGTTGCAAATTCTAATTCTATTTTGTTAAATCTACTCATATTTATTGCACCTGATGGTTGTAATACAAATGGTGATGTATTCAAACAATAATTATAACAATATAATCCATCTGGTGCATTACCTGGAGTTCTAGTATATTTTTCAATATAATTATATACACCAGCCGGTTGCATATTCTCTCTATATTCACCATCAAAAAGAATGCCTAGCGTCAACAAAATGTCTTTTGCATTTTGAGAATTATAATCACCTGTTATCATCCATCCGGTTAGTCTTCCGTCTGGATTAACACCAGGACCAATTAACACTGGCAATTGGTGTCCAGACGCATCTAATTGAAAAATAGGATATATACCATGTGTTGGAGCTTGCAATAAATCATATGGCAAATAATTATATGGCCAATTAGTATAATTACTCCATTCGTTTCTCAAATTTACATCACTTCTTTGAAAATAAAACATTTGACTTGCCACCATACCCAATGAATTCAATTCTACTTTATTCGGACCAGTAACGTTATAAAATGTAGATTCAAACACCTGCTTTATTAAATATTTTTGTTCATTCAATGCAAATAGTCGAGATTCATCGTTTGATAAAAACCCATATGTGCATATTAAATGAACGTCAGCATTCCATTGAGTTCTTGTATCTATATATGAATTTATTCCTATATTAACATCTGGTGGAGGTTGTAAAAATCGATAAAATTGCATATGAAAAAGGTTGAAATTTGGAGAAACATAAGGGAAGTTATTTACTTGATCTAAAACATCACGAATTTGAAATAATTCATTAACTGGACGAAATGTTACATTAATATGCAATTCGTTATACTGTAATGCAACTAATGGAAACGACATTTGATTATTTAAACTAAACCATGAATTTATAGGGACGTATAATATTCTACCCCTAATAGATGGTTCAGCACCTGAAGGATTTTCAGTGTAATGTGCATTTGGATATGAGTTAACACGTGATCCTGAATTACCTGGATTATTTAATTCTGGTACATTTCCAATCATTTTATCAAATAAAGCTTTTTTCACACCCGAAAAATCACGTTGAACCATTGCCAATAAATATGATCCAGAATATTCTTGTAATGTTTGATTTCCGCATGTAATGGATATATTTTTAATCATCAATGCTCCCAAATTCTCTATCCATCTAAATTCATATGGCGCCCAACCACTATATCCAGTGTTTCCAGTAATATTTGATAATAATGTGTGATCCATAGGAGGAAAAATAGGACTCCAAATATTAGGTAAGGCGATAGAAATATAACTATCCATTAATAAATCACCATATCGAGGTATTTTAAATGTAAATAAAGAATCTTCTGCTAAACGCAGTGTTTTTGTACCATCAAAATCCACTCTAAATTTTTGCAAACCAAAATTGGTATATTTAGCATATGTTGTTTTAAAAAATGTCTTTGATGGATTTCCATTTAGAATAATATTTTGCTGACCTTCAGAAACTAAATTCATAAGTCCACCCGCCATTTTATATTATTTATAGTTGTTATAAGTTTAATTGTATATGTATATAGTATTTATATTTAATATAATAATAACAATAAATAATTATATAATTATATAATAATATAATTACATATTATTGTTACTATTATTAATTAATATTATACCAATATTATACCAATATTTACCAATATTATACCAATATTATACCAATATTATACCAA